GTGAGTCTAACGATCGTCCCGTGTCGGCTGGGTGACGCCAACGCTTTCATTCGCAAGCATCATCGCCATCACGGGCCACTCCACTTTCACAAGTTCAGCGTGGCCGTGGTGGACGAGGGCGGCCTGACACGAGGTGTGGCCATTGTCGGTCGGCCGGTCTCTCGCGTCCTCGACGACGGTTGGACGCTGGAAGTGAGCCGCGTGGCGACGGACGGAGTTCGCAACGGCTGCTCGATGCTCTACGGCGCCTGTCGCCGGGCGGCGTTCGCCCTCGGATACCGTCGTCTTGTCACTTACGTCCTGAGCACGGAACCGGGGACCTCGTTGCGCGCCGCGGGATGGAAATGCGTGGGCGAAATCCGCGGCAAATCGTGGAACATGCCGGGCCGGCCGCGAGTGGATAAACATCCGATCCAGAACCGATTGCGATGGGAGGCACAAGCCGCATGAACGAGCGACTCAGCGCCGAGGACGAACGACGGCTGATCACCCTGGCGCAGGCCGGGGACAGCGCGGCCGAGACCGCACTGGTCATCGCCCACTTGCCGCCGGCGTTTGCCATCGTCAATCGCTACGTCTTATGTACGGAAGCCCCGCAAGAGGACCTGGAGCAGGAGGCGGCCTTGGCCCTGGTGCTGGCCGTGCGCAAATTCGATACAGGCCGCGACGTGAGGTTTATTACCTACGCGATGTGGTGGGTCCGGGCACGGGTTCAGCGAGCGAGCCAGCGCTGGTATCACCTCAGTCAGGAGCCGCCGGTTACCAACGCCCGCTGGATCGAAACCATGCCGGAGGACAAGCCGCCGCCGCCGGTGGGCGTTGACCTTCGCGTCCTACGGGGACTGCGGCCGCGCTCGCGAGCGGCGGTCGAACTCGTGCTCGGGTTAAATGGCCACCGACCGCACACCCAAGTGCAGATGGCCGCGGTCCTCGGCCTCCGCCTGGCCGCCGCCAACAAACTCTATCTGCGAGCACTGGCGCGGCTGCGCCGGCGTCTCGGTCAGCGCGCGATCAGCCCGCGGCTGGCAGCCTGAAACCGCTCTGCGATTGTTGCGGGCGCTGCACACGCCGGTTAGACTGGCCGTTATTCCGGGAGAATCTTCACCATGCGCTGGTCCGTCCTGTTGCTCGCCTTGATCCTCGTCAATGGCTGCGAGGTCAAGCCTTCCACCAAGTCAGCCGATGCTGGCGCTCCCCCGGCGACCGCGGCGGACAAGCAGACAATGACGGCCGTTGTCAAAGCTCCGGAAGAGCCGGAAGTCGACAAGGGGCCGCCCCAATTCGATCCCGGCAACGCCAAACGGACGCTGCGCTGGATCAACAGCCTGGTGCAACAATCGCGGCAGCCCGTCGCCAACCGTTCGAAGGCAAGTGAACAGTTGAAGTCCGCGCAAACTGCGCTTTCCGAATGCTTGAAGAAGACCGTCCGCTGGAAGATTCCATTCAAAGAGATCACGGTCGATGGCCTGCTCATGCTGGCACCGATACCGCTGACCGCGGGCAATGGATCGGATAAGCAACCGCAAACGACGATCAGCGTACGACCGTGGAACAGCATCCGCAACGATTCACTTTTCCTTTGCCCGTCGTACCCCTGGCTTTCGGGCCTGCGCGGCGGACAGGATGCAGTTATCGTCCAGGGATTGGTGGTGGGCGTGACCGCTCACGAAAACGATTGGTTCGTCTCGTTGTCAGAAATTCGCTTTGCGCCCGCGTCCGACACCGACGCGTCGGTCTCTACCGAACCCGTGCTGTCGGACAAGATCGACCCGGACGATGTGGACAAAACGTTCGCGTTTCTGCGACGGCGCATCTTCAAGAGTTTCGACCCCTTTGTGGCCTCAGGCGACCGCGAACACTTGAAAAAACTTCTCAACACCGATCTGCGTGGCCTGTCGGGCACAAAAGTCCGTTGGCGCTGGCCGACCGAAGTACTCGGTGAGTCCGCGATCGCGGTTCAGGACTATATGACTGTTGATTACGAATATCAGGCCAACGTCGCCGTGGGTTTGTTGCTGAAGCAGCCAAAGGCGTCGGACAAAACTGGTCAATTGATAGCGGCCGTGCACGGCGAATATGGCAAGGCGTTGCTCGGCGCGCCGGGGAGCAAAATGATCAACCCGGAAGTTACGGCGAAGATCCGTGAATCCAAGAAAGCGACGATATCCGGAAAGATCGCCAAGATCACGACCGTTGACGATCGCACATTCCCGCCGCGCGCCATGCAGATCGCGGTGTGGCTCGACGACGTCGGCGTCGAGCCGTGATAGCTGTGTTGGAATAACTTCTTATTCATTTCCTTCGACTCATGTGGCGATGCGAGCCTTGATGCGCCAACATTTGATGTCTCAGTTTTAGCCGCACTGGTTATAACGTCACAGGAGATCAGCCCTCGAGCCATCGCTGATGGAAGAAGGGCGATCTATTCCTGGCACGTCTTCGAGTGCCTTCTCGGGCATTCGCGCAGCCACCTACGGAGACAGACCTTGGCAAGGGCCCGCCGTCGGGTCCGGACTTCCGAACAGGAAGCGGGCGATGTTGCAGCAACAATTGCGCGGCGCTACCGACGCCAGCCGGTGGCCTATTGCAGCCAGTGCCTGGGCGTCCGTTTGACGCCCGCCCAAAGACAGATTGCCTCCCTCCTGGTCAAGCCGCCGTACAAGGTGCTTGTGCGTGCCGGTCACGCGGTCGGTAAGAGCTTCGTGGCCGCGTGCCTGGTGAACTGGTGGTTCGACAGCTTCGACCCGGGAGTCTGTCTGACCACAGCGCCGACGGACCGGCAGGTAAAGGACATCCTCTGGAAAGAAGTGCGGACGCTGCGCAGGCAGGCGGAGTCGCTGGACGGCAGAGAAGTCTTCCCCGGCCCCAAAGTCTGCCGGATGGAGACGTCGGAGTATCACTTCGCTCACGGCTTCACCGCCCGCGACGGCGATCGCTTCCAGGGACAACATTCCGAGGCCGTGTTCATCGTCTTCGACGAAGCCGAAGGCGTCGCCCCCATCTTCTGGGAGGCAGCCGAGGCGATGCTCGGCGGCAAACGCTTCGCTTTCCTCGGCCTTTACAACCCCATTTCGCAAAGCGGTCCGACCGCCGACGCCGAGCGCAGCGGCCGCTATCACCTCGTGACCATGTCGGCGCTCGACCATCCGAACATCGCCGCCGAGTTGCGGGGCAAGCCGCCGCCGTTTGCGTCGGCGATTCGCCTCGGCCGACTTCGCGAGATGCTGGAACAGTGGTCGGCGCCGGATCCGTTGCCGGACACGCCGGGCGCGGTGCGGCTAGGCGAGCGCTGGTACATGCCCGGCCCGGTCGCCCGCGCCCGGCTCCTAGGCGTGCGGCCGACGGCCGGGTTCGACGCCGTCTGGCCCGAATGTGTTTTCGACCAGGCTGTGCAGCGCGTGTTGCCGGCGGTCGGCACCTTGCAGATCGGCTGCGACGTCGCCCGCTTCGGCGACGACTTCACGGCCATCCACATCCGCCATGGCGGCGTTTCCCTCCATCACGAGGCGGCCAACGGCTGGGGCGTCGATCAAACGATCAAGCGCCTGCAACAGTTGGCTTTTGACTATGCGACCCGAGCGACTTTGAACCCGCAGCATGTGCCGATTGCGGTCGACGACGTGGGCGTCGGTGGCGGCGTTACAGACCTGCTGCGCAAGGACGGTTGGAACGCGATCGGGGTCAATGTCTCCTGGCCGGCACCGAAGCCGGACGAGTACCCGAATCTGCGTTCGGCCCTTTGGTTCGGCCTGGCCGAGGAGGCCGCGGGTGGCAACGTCAGCTTCGCCCGCCTGCCGCCGCCCGTCCTCGCCGCACTCCGCCGCGAGCTGACGGCGCCGACCTACACGCTCGACGTCCGCGGCCGGCGCGAGGTGGAGAGCAAGGAAGAGACCAAGCGGCGCTTGAAGCGCTCTCCAGACAACGCGGACGCGACGCTCTTGGCGTTCGCCAACGTGCAAGAATTCCGCGAGCGTATCGTGGGTCGGGTGATTGTGCTGTGAACTTCGACCATTGGGCAAGGAACTCTTCAAAGGAGAGATCATGTCAGCCGGGCGTAACGTATCTCCCATCGGCGTACAGGGCAATGCGTGGAACACGGCTTCCGTGAGCACCAACGGCACATCCGCCGTTGTCGACACCTGGAGCTGCCCCTACGTCTCCGCCTTCGGCAACGCCGGCGCCGCGGCGACAATCACGTTGCAGTACAGCATGGACGGCACGAACTTCTATGCCGGCCCGTCGACGACGCTAAGTGGCTCCGGCGACTTTCACATCGACGCCACCACGGCCGCCCGCTACCTGCGTTTGCTCTCGTCGGCGGCGGCCACTATCACCGCGACGATTGCCGCCAAGTGAGATTTGCGGAATACAAGACTAACAATTCACATCCTTCATTCTGCGTTTCGCATTTCCAATCCGGAGCCCATCATGTCTGAGACGCGAGAGCCATCCGTGCAAGAACTGCGCGAGCAGGTCGAGCGCCAAGAGTTGCTCCTCCGCAAGCGCACCCTCGAGACCGCCTCCAACTGGTACGACGACTACGTCAATCCCGCCGAACCCCTCTTCGATACTCCCGACTTCTTCTTCCCGCTCGCCGGCGAAAACCTCCCCTTCAACCTCGACAACCGCCTCAAGGGCGAGCTACTCCCTGTCTACATCACTGAGTACGGACTGAAGATCCTCCGCGACTTTTCGCGCTGGCTGGCGGCCTTCAACCCCTTCGCGCTGAACGCCCTCGAGAACCGCGTCTCCTACGTCGTCGGCAAGGGCTTCGGCTACCGCGCCGTCCCTGCCAAGGGACAAGAGGCGAGTGACTGGCGCCTCTGCCGCCAGGCCCAGGCGGTCCTCGACGACTTCCTGGAACGCACCGACTGGGGCGAACTCGAGCAGGAGGTCATGCGTCGCGCCGACCGCGACGGCGAGGCCTTCTTGCGCTTCTTCCCCACGGGCGATGGTCTGTGCACCGTCCGCACCGTGGAACCGGAGCACGTCCGCAGCCCCGGCGACCAGTCGGCGCATCTCTCCTTTGGCGTCGAGACCCCTCAACACGATGTCCAGGATGCTCTGGCCTACTGGGTCGTCGAAGAACCCTCGCTCAGTTGGACGCCGAGCCGTGTGCCAGCCGACGAGGTGGTGCACGTCCGCTTCAACGTCGACCGCACCGCCAAGCGCGGCTACCCGACATTGATCCCGGTCCGCCGCAACCTCCTCCGCGCCGACAAGCTGTTGCAGAACATGTCGACATTGGCGCAGGTGCAGGCGACGTTCGCCTTGATCCGCAAGCACAAGCAATTCTCGGCCAGTGCCGTGCAGACCTGGCAGCAGGGGCAGGCGGACCTCTCGGTCAGCGATCCGGTCAGCGGCAACAACCGCTTCCTGCGTCGCTACCTGCCCGGCACCATCCTCGACGTGCCGGAGCAGACCGACTACGAGTTCCCAGCCGCAAAAGTACCGGCGGATTCCCTGGTCGCCGTCCTGCAAGCGGAGCTGCGGGCGGTGGCGGCGCGGCTGGTGTTGCCGGAGTACATGCTGACGAGCAACGCCGAGAACGCCAACTACGCCAGCACACTGGTGGCCGAGGCGCCGGCGGTGAAGCACTTCGAGCGATTGCAGCGACAGTTGGCGCGGAGCTTCGGCGACGGTCGCTACGGCGGCCCGGGTCGGTGTGGGGCCTTTTGGCGGGTACTGGAGTGCGCGGTGCGGTGGGGCAAGCTGCCGCGCGAGGTTCTCCGGCGTGTGTCGTTGCACGTGGAGCCGCCGTCACCGGTGGCGCGGGACAAGGACAAGGAGACGGCGCGGGCGGCGGCGTTGAACAAGGCGGGGGTGCTATCCAAGGCAACGTGGTCGAAGTGGGAGGGACTGGACCCGGCGCGCGAGAGCCGACAGCTCGAGCAAGAGAAAACCGAGGGCAAGCCGCAATCCGAGCGGGATCAGGTCACGGAGACGACGCAGGGACTGCGGGAAGCCTGCCGGCCGCACAAGACAGGTCGGTTCGCGGGGACGAGTATTGGTTACGACTCGGAGAAGCACAATACCAACTGCCGGTTGGCGGGGACCAGCACCAACAAGGTCACCCGCAAGTCCCGCAAACAACAGCGAGCCGCAAAGCGTCCGGCGACCGACCTTGCAAAACCGGCGCTGCCGGCGGCATTATTGGCAGAGGCCCAGAGGATTTCCAACCAGGGCGTGCCCGTGCAGAAGGGCGTGACAGACGAGACCGGACCGAATGTCACAAGTTGGTTCGCCCGGGACTTGCTAGCACACCTGAAACACCGCTTTGACAAAGGACACCAGGGTTTTCCGCCCGCAGACATGCCGGCATACAAACATCAAGCAGCCGACCTGATGTCGTACAAGTGGCTGGATTTCGGCTCCCCCGGGGCGGGTAAAGGAGCCAACACGGTCATCGTTGGCGACATGGCGATGGCGAAGAAACAGCTCGGCAACATCGCTTTCATGTTCGTACCGACGATCGACCGACCCAACACCACCATGACCGATATCGCGACGGTGCTGAAATCCGGCCTCGATTGGATAGAAGGCGATAAGTACGGAAAAACGGTGCTCGACAAGCGCGGCGAAGTCAAGAGTACTCTTGATGCAATCTCCCGTATTGGCTACGCTATCTCCCCCAACTACGATCCGCCAACGTTCGGTGACTTCGACGGTAAGGTTGTTTACCGCGCCGACAACCTTGCCGCCTTTGGTGTCGGTAGGCAGTTAGGCTGGGAGTTCTTGGACTCCGTCGTGCCAGGTGATCACACACAGGCAGCGGAGAAGATTGAGAAACTGCTGACGACAGGCGATGAGTCCGAAAAGTCCAGGAACATGGCTGAGCTAGCTGGCAAATTGGAGGCCATCCTTCGGAAAAAGTTCACCAACGACGGCAAACAGCTCGGCCCCGAGATCGATGCTTTCCGCAAATTGCAGCCGATACCGGGAGCTCCGCCGATCTCCGTTGACGCGCTGACGTTCACGCCCGACTATGGCGGTTTCAATTTCCGCAGCCTATCGGGAAGCCAGAACGCTCGCCGGTTTGATTCGACCGAAACCAGCATCGGCGCCGCAAGCAGAATGTTTGACGCATTCAAGAACGAGACCGGTCATACCAGCAACGACAAGAGATTTCGCGACTGGCGTAAGAAAAAGTTCGAAAGTTGGACCGAACCGGGCAACGGTTTTCGGTTTAATCCGCCCGCCAAATGATTCGCTAGGCGCCGTCCCCTCGATCGACCGTCAGGAGGCCGAAATGAGTCGTGTGGCTCGGGTGCTCGGTGCAGCCGCGGTGCTAGTTGTGTGGGCGCCGTCGATGGTGCTTTGCCAAGAGCTGACAGGCCGAGAGGCGGTTGCAGCGCTGCGGGCAATGGGCATGCAGATCACGGTCGACGAGGGGACCGCCGACAGACCACCCATCGAAGTCACGCTGACCTTGGGATCCAATGATCCGCTCCGGGCAAAGGCCTTTTCGTCATTGCGACAGCTCAAATGGCTCAAGAGGGTAAGCCTATATGGATGGGGCATAGACGACTTGTTCTTGGAATCTGTGCAAACCATGCCGAGGCTAGAAGCTCTCGTCTTGGGCGACACGTATGTAGGCGATGAGGGACTCAGGCGCATCTCAAGAATCACGACTCTGAAGCGATTGAGCATAATGGAGAACTCAGAGATTACCGATTGCGGTGTTCGGCGTCTTGCAAAGTTGGTTAATCTGGACGAACTGGTCATCAGCGATACCTCCAAAGTAACCGGCGCGAGCCTGATCGCCACGCGGCGCATGCCCAAGCTGAAAACTCTCGGCCTGAGCTGGAGCAGAGTCAGCGACGAAGGAGTGAAGGCGATCGGATCGCACTCCTCCCTAGAGTGTCTAGTTCTGACAGGCAGCCTTGTAGGGGATGAAGTCGCGGAGGCTCTGCAGTCGATGCCTAAGCTACGGGAGGTCGATTTGATCGACACAGGATTTACAGACCGCGGCGCAGCGGCGCTTCGCAGGGCGAGGCCTGAGATGAAGCTCGAATACAAGAGGGGAAGTCGTGACTAGAATCGCCTGGCTTAGGCTCGCAACCTTGTGCCTCGTTGTGTGCGGTGAGGGCGGCGCAGTTGGTGGGGAACCACAAGCCCGAGAGCGGATAGTCCGCCAGCTGGAGCAGGCCGGCGTTGGACTATGGAACGACAAGGTTGGCAGCGACCGACCGCCGACACAGATGAGAATCTTTCTGTGCCCGATGGCGCAGGTTTCCATCGACAATTTCGCGGTGATCCGGGAGCTGCAGTCGCTACGGAAAGCGAGCCTGACCGGATCGAGAATTGACGACTGGTATATCGAACATCTATCGGCTCTGGACAACTTAGAGGAGGTCCGACTTGTGGACACGCGTATCACCGACAAGAGCCTGGACGCGCTGAGTCATCTGAAGAGGCTACGGCGACTTATCATTGCATTCTGTCCGAAGATCACAGACAAAGGTGTAGAACGCCTGCGAAACCTGACAAACCTGGAAGAACTCGTTTTGACTGACGTACCGGGCTTGACCGGGCCCGGCCTGGTCGCGGTGCAGGAGATGACGAAATTGAGGGAGCTGGACATTTCCTGGACGTCGGTCGGGGATGAGGGCATAGCTGCCATCGGGCGTCACGTCGCGCTGCAAAAGCTGACATGTGAGGAGTGCAACATCACCGACCAATCCTTGAAAGCAATGGAACTGATGCCGAACTTGAGAGAGCTTGTGGTAGATGATACTCGGATTACGAAATCTGCCATCGGCGCGTTCCGGAAGGCCCACTGGACCGTGAAGATCAGCTACTGAGCGAGCCGTGGTTAGATCGGAAGGGGCACGGGTGCTCTCGCAGTCGATTCCTTAGCGACAAAGCCGCTCCAGAACATCACTACGTCGCCCGATTGTTGGCCGGTCCTTTCTAGAAGAGCGGCCGTTTGTTTGCGCGCCCGCATTCTCGCTCACCTATCTCGGAGCAACCCTCCGAATTCTGGCAACAATTTCGCAGAAAAGTGTCTCGTTAGCTCCGCTCGTCGTTACAACGTTTTCGCGAGGAAACAACGGTCGACGCCCGAGCGACTGGCCGCTACGACAACGTCCCGTGCGAGGCGCAGGAGGCAAGCCGGGGCCAGGGATGGCCCACTCGCAGGCGGTCGTCCGATCGGAAAATCAGCCACTGCATGAGTAACCTTCGAGGACCCTATGGATCCGGAACTGGACAACGACAGCGACCTCGGCGGCGCGGAGGACTACGGCGAGGGCTACGAGGCCAAGATCGGCCACCTGATCGTCGCCGTCCTGCACGACGACTCCCTCGATCTGAAGGCCAAACGGAAGAAGATCCTGAAGGCGCTTCAGTTGATGGATGAGCCGGAAGAGCAGTCCGACGAAGACGAGGACGAAGACGAACCGGTCGACCTGGAAGACGCCGACGATGCGGGTGACTCCAGTGACGAACGGGAGAACGAGGCGGATGACTCGCCCGCGATGCAGGGTGAATCGGCGGAGTGGGTCCGCGTGTTTCGCGCCCACAGCGACCCGGCCGTGCGTCGGCTGGCTGAACGCTTCGACCGATTGCGCTCACGCCAACGGGTCCGCCTTCGGCGGGCCAAGGCGCGGCAGTTGTGCCGCCGCGCCAACCTGCCGCCCGCCGTGGTCAGCCGCCTGTTCATCGAACAGCTTCTCCACGCTCCCGACGAACGGGCCATGTTGGCCCTGATCGAAGACCGGCGCCGCCTGGCCGGCGTCCGCGTGCCGCGCAGTGCCGGGCCCGGGTCGGGTGCTCCGATGGATCTCAAGGAATTTGCCAAGCAGTTGCGAAGGGGGGCCTGAACCATGAGTCTCGGCAACGATACGTTCCGTTACCGCAACGGCGATACCTGCCCGGTGCAGATCGCCTTTGACCAAACGACGGGTGGTGGCGCGTTTCCGATTTCGATCGGCGACATGTGCTGGATCGACAGCTCAGACGGCTTCAAGGTCAAGGCCGCCGATGCCTTCGCCTGGACGACAAACCTGGCGACCACGCAGCAGAACTTCGCCCCGGTCTTCGCGGGCGTGTCCGCCCAGCGCTGGGACGGCTCGAATTTGCAGGCCTACGGCATCAAGGACGGCCTGCTCCGCATCGACACGGCTGGGGTGTTCGAATTTGCCTGTACCGCCAATTCGAGTTTCAACGCCGGTGACCTCGTCGGTCCGGACAAGGCCGCCGGCAACGCTCTATTGCCGCAGCAGGTCGCGGCCGTCTCGGCCAAGAACCAGGCCATCGGCCGGGTCGTCCGGGCCGTGACGAGTGCGAGCACGGTGCAGGTCGAGATCTTCGCGGCCAAGTTCAATCTCGGCTTCAACTAGCGAGCAACCGCGGTCCCTTCGGCCGGCTGCACTCCTGACGCGGCGACATCTCCCGCCGGCCACAGTTCCTACCCTCCCGTTCCCGCCCCGGCTCCTCATCTTGGCCGGGGCGGGAACCCACCTCTACGAAAGGAGAGTGGTGCGTTCCGGTGCGAGTTGAGTGTTGCGGAGACAACTTCGCATCATCCTCAAGCTACCGGCACAAGCCACTGCCACAGATATGCTCGGTCAAAATCTCCGACAGCTCTACGAATCACTAGGCCCCACCGAGTGCGTCCACCTGCTCTCGGAAGGCCTCAAGAGCGGCGAATTCAAGTCCTCCGACTTCAGTCTCCGCGAACTCGCCGAGGCCTTCTGCGGCGAGGGCTGGCTGCGCCGCCTGAATCCGGCCGCGACCGCGCGCTACGGCACCGTCGACTTACTGGAAGCCGGCGAAGGCGTCGACGTCACGGCGTTCTCGAATATCACCGGCCAGATCTTCTATAACCGCATCCTGGAGGGTTGGAAGAACGCCACGCTGGTCAGTGAGCAAATCACTGAACGCATCCCGACCACGCTCGACGGCGAAAAAATGCCGTGGCTGTCGCACGTCATCAGCGAGGGCCAACCGATTCACCCCGGCATGCCCTACCCGGAGGCCAACTTCGGCGAGCGCTACGTCACCACGCCGTCGACAACCAAGTTCGGTCTGATCGTGTCGGTTACCAAGGAGATGATCTTCTTCGACCGCACCGGGCAAGCGTTGCGGGCGGCCGGCGAAACCGGTTTCAAGCTCGGCTACAACAAGGAAAAACGCGTTCTCAACGTCGTTCTCGGGCTGATCAACAGCTACTCGCTCAACGGCACGACCTACAACACCTACCTGGCCGCTCCGCAGTCGCCGCCGGCGTATGCCAACACACAGGCATCCACGCCGCTGGTCGACTACACGTCCATCCAGACCGCCATCACGCTTGCCAGTCAGATCCTCGACCCGGACACCGGCAACCCGCTCGACAACATCGAGATGAAGCTACTCCTGGTGATGCCGGCCCGGTTGTTCCACGCCAAGCGACTCGCGGCCGCGACCGAGTACCGCTCGACCTATCCGGGCTTCCAGGCCTCGGCGCCGGAACCGGACGGCAACGTGCAGATGATCGCGCCGAATCCGGTCGGGCCGTTGCAAGTCGTCACGTCGCCGATCGCCTACCAGCTCCTGGTCGGCAGCGGTCTGACGGCAACGCAGGCGAACGAGTACTGGTACATTGGCGATTTCAAGCGTGCCTTCGCCTACATGGAAAACTGGCCGATCACTGTCGTCCAGGCATCGGCCAACTCCATCAAAGAGTTCGAGCAGGACCTCGTCATCCGCTACAAGGCGAGCGAGCGCGGCGTGCCCGCCGTCCTCGATCCGCGCTACGTCTTCAAACTCACGAACACCTAGGGCGAGTAACCATGGCAAGCAAAGCGAAATCGGCTGCGGCCGACTCGACACTGTCCGAAGGCGATTCCCCCGCCGCGGCGGGCACCAAGCCCGCCCCGGCGCGTCCGTGGACTGTCACCCTTCCCTACGTGCCGCCATCCGTTGTACACGCCGCGGACGAGGCCAAGGCCTGGGAGAAGTTCAAAGAGAAGTGGGGCATCGTGAAGAGCGAACACGTGCCCGTGATCACGTCGGCCGAAGACCCGAAGTAACGCGGCAGTCAGCGTGCAGAATGTCGAATGGATCGGCGCGAGTCCATCGATTCCACATTCTGCCTGACTGCTGCCGTGGTGAGCGTAGCGAGCAACACATGGCCGTTATCGACGACCTTACAACTGCCAAGGCGAATATCGCCGCAATCCTGGCTCAGATCACCGCTGATCCGAAGCCCTCGTACTCGATCGACGGACAGAGCGTGAGCTGGGAGAGCTATTTCTCGATGCTCAGCGACAAGCTCGAGAAACTCAATCAACTGATCCAGGTCGAAGGTGGCCCGTTCGAGCAACAAATGCAAGCACTGGCGGGCGGTGGCAGCGGGGGTGGCGTGTGGCCGGCCTGATCGACCCGTCCGAAGACTTTGCGGTGGTCGATGACCGGGAGACGATCACCTACTACCGCCGCACGGGCAACAGCTCATTCGATGAAGGCAGTGTCTGTGACAACGCCCTGCGCCGCGACGTCCGCCGCGAGGAAGTGCAGCTCAACGGTGCCAGCCTCGTGCGGATAAAGACACGCTGGCACATCTGGGCGGCTGACCTCGCCCAGGGGCCGCCTCCGAAGGTCAACGACGTGATCCAGGACGCTGCTGGCGTGCGCTGGTCCGTGCTCGAAGTCGACGAAGGAACGTTGCAGTCGCGGTATCGGATTCAGGCTGTGCAGGAACGGTGACATGGCGTTGTCGTCGGTCTACGAATCGATCCTGTCGGCCGCGGCTGGTGTCGTCACGGACCTGGTGCTGACCTTCAATCCACCTAACGGCAGCAACCCGGTCACACCGCAGGCCGTGGTGCTCAAAGCGCCCAAGGTGCAGGAGTCGCTCGACACCCCGCTGCCCGTCATTGCGGTGTCTCCCGCCGTAGAGCAGCAGCGGACGGAGCCGGCCGCGACGGAGGGGCTGGTCTTCGTCACCTACCCGGTGGAGATCGCCATTCATGCGGCTGGCAATCGCGATTTTGCCGCCGATCTCGACGTCTGGTTGAACTGGCGGGAGCAGATCCGCCGGCAGTTTCAGGGCACGAGCCTGGCCGAAGTGCCACAAGTCATCGACGTCAACACCGATGCGGACCCGGCCTTCGACCGGGGCGCCATTCCCGACAATTACGACCGATCGAAACTAACCATCCGGTTCAAAACCATCGAACCTCGGGGACTTTGAGCAAATGGCCATCAGCAGCGTATCGGCAACGTTTAGTGTCGGCGTCAGCTACCAGGCCCAGGGTGCAGCGCCAGGCGCGCAGTACCAGCCGACCACGGCGCAAGGCAATCCGAAAAAGAACATCGCCTTCAAGACCGGCACGACGGCTACCGGTCAGATCAACGAGATCGGCAGCAAGATCTTCGCGATCACTGCCAGCGGGACAACGACCATCAGCCTGCAAGCGTTGACCGACGTGCTGGGCCAGACGATCAACCTGGTGCGCATCAAGGGGCTGCTCTTGCAGTTGCTGTCGACGATAGACGATGCCGGTAACGGCACGGCGTGCAGCGGTGTGACGATCAACGCCACACCGCCGTCGCACCCGTTCCTGGGTTTCCTGGGCGGCACGAACCCGACCATCACCCTTGGCAACGGTGAGGCACTAGCCTGGCTTACACCGTCGGCCAACGGCACGGCCGTGAGCGGTTCGGCGTATCAGATCGAGGTGACCAACAACGACAGCACGAACGCGGCTGGGTTCCAGGTCACGGTCCTCGGAGCAGATGCTTAGTAGGGCAGAAGGCAGAAACTAGAAAGCAAAAACCCCAACTGTAAGCAGGCACTTGCCGCTTTCAGATTCTTTGGAGAATCGAACATGGCCGCGGGAACGCCGCTGTCGGCAAAGAATTGCAAGGTACGGATCAACAGCACCGTCTTGTACAACTCGAAGTGGACGGCGACGCCGGAGACGGCGATGCTCGACACCTCGAACATGGAGGGTATGGGCTTCGAGGACGAAATCGGCGGTCTCCGCAAGCTCGACGTGCACGTGGAAGGTTGGTGGGACGCCGGGGCCAACCCGTACGACACTCCGCTGAACTTGCAGGATGGCCAGGTCGTCAATTTCGTGCTCTACACCAACGACATCGGCTCGCCATCTTGGTCCGGCTCGGCCCTCGTTAAAGGCATGCCGATGACGGCTGACGTCAAAGATCTCATCAAGTACACGCTCGATATGAAGGCGAAGGGACAGTTCTTCACCCCGGCCGGCGCCGCAGTCTAGAAGCGCCCGACTTCTTCTTCCCCCTCGCCGGCGAGAACCTCGCCTTCAACCTCGACAACCGCCTCAAGGGCGAGTTGCTGCCTGTCTACATCACCGAGTATGGCCTGAAGATCCTCCGCGACTTCTCGCGCTGGCTGGCGACCTTCAACCCGTTCGCGCTCAACGCCCTCGAGAACCGGGTCTCCTACGTTGTCGGCAAGGGATTCGGCTATCGCGCCGTCCCCGCCAAGGGACAAGAGGCGAGTGACTGGCGCCTCTGCCGCCAGGCCCAGGCGGTCCTCGACGACTTCCTGGAACGCACCGACTGGGGCGAACTCGAGCAGGAGGTCATGCGTCGCGCCGACCGCGACGGCGAGGCCTTTCTCCGTTTCTTCCCCACCGGCGACGGGGAATGCACCGTCCGCACGGTCGAACCCGAGCACGTCCGCAGCCGCGGCGACCAGTCGGCGCATCTCTCCTTTGGCGTCGAGACCCCTCAACACGATGTCCAGGAAATCTCCCAAATGGTATCGTCGGTCATCACATCAACAGCGTCGCGGAATACCCTGAGTGGGCGGGCGACCCTCGGAATATCAAGTTCGTGAGGGGTCAACCTGGGAACCTCGATGAACACGACGGCGCCTTTCAAAATCGGACTCAAGGGCCGCTGATTGATCGGCACGCGTTGCTTGACGGCAAGGGAGAGACGACCGTTGCCGACTACCAGTTCGCCATGCGCCGCTACTTGCAGGACGCGAGCTTCGACTTGGACAACCCCGATCCGGCGCTAGCATGGACTGTCTTCAAACGGCATGCGTCCGACCAGGTAGAGTGCCACGACAGCTACTTGTTCTGGGAAGCAGCTGATGATTACTTCGACTTCGTGCGGGAATACAGGAACAGGGTTCTGGCGCCGACTAGGACAGTTTGCCTTCGCTCTGAATGCGCTGCCGCTCCTCGGTCGCTTCCTCGCCACCTTTGCCGCCCAGCACTGGTTGGATTCCTTCAACACCTGACTCTATTCTCCAGTCGTTCTTGTGACTAACGCGATGCTGGCGGTCTGGTTTCTTTTACCTCGCCAAAGAATCCAGCGCGGACCCGGCGCACTAGAGACAGCCCTGAGGCCATTCGTCTGATCGGCCTCGGTCGCTGAATCGCTCGCAAAATGTCGACATGGCGACGATGCTTGAAAGGCATCGCTAGGAACGGAACGGTGCAGATAGCAATAGACCCGGACGCATTGGATGATAGTGTGCTCAACTTTGTAAATGCCTATTGGTCTCGGACAAACCGCGCACCGAGGCTCGTTGCGATATCGTCAGCGATCCGGCAGACCTGCGCCACCGCGTCGTCATTCGCATTTACGTGCAATACCGGCGACCCGTCGAGAGCCCACCCGACAGAGCCGATCTGAACTCCGTTGCGCAGGATTTTCGCGTCCGATTTCGGCGCGTGGATCAACGTGGGCTTGCGGGTGAAGGGGTTAACACCTTTCTGAGGCGGTACGTGACCGAGCGCGTCGTGCGCATCGATCAGTGCCAGCCATTTTTCGCGGTCGATGGCCGCGGCAGCCGCCTCGATGTGACCAACGTACGTCATCGTTCACACCCATGAGAAACGAACCGGCCCCCGGGTATATGGTACCCGGGGGCCGGCTGCAGCGAAGCCAAAGTTACTTCTTCTGCTCGTACTGCATCAGGATTTCCTGCTGCGGCAGGCCGGCGACCATCTCGAAGCCGCCGCCGATGATGGTGTCGGCCAGCTTGGAGCAGTCGCGGTAGTACTTGTCACTCGGCCGCTTGCCGGTCAGCTTGCGGCTCAGGTCTTGGCAGAGGATGTCGGCCGCGGCCTTAGCCGGCTCGTTCTTCTGCTGGTGAGCCCACAAGGTGGTGACCAGGATCGTCACCATGTCCTGGATGCGCTGCGACAGCTCGGACATAGCGCACTGGCGGTCCGGCAGCTTCAGCTGGTACCTAACCATGGCGTTGCTGACCTCGTTGCCCGACTTGCCGAGCATATCGAGCGCGAACTGCAGGTGCTCGGCCAACCGGCCGTCCATGCCCGCGATCGTCTGGGTGTCGCGCGGGATGAACTTGCGACCCAGCGTCCACTTGGCGTACGAGCCGAACTCGTTACGCATTGCCCAGAAGTGGGCCGGGTTCATCGGATTCGGGTTCTTGATGCCCTTGGCTTGCGCCGCCTTGCCGATCGGTTCGAAGAATTGCTTGCCGTGCTCCTTGACCAGCGACTTGAAGAAGGCCATGCCGAGCATTTCGCCTTCGCCTTCGTAGATGCACGGGGCCAGGAAGTCGTAGAGGTTGTCGCCGAACAGGTGGCCCTTCAGGAACGCCCGGCCGCCGTGCGTCTTCATGAACAGATCGATGGCCGCTTCCTTCATGGCCTCGCTGCCGAAGATCTTGGCGATGATGCATTCCATCTCGCCGCGGTAGCCTTCGTCGATCAGCCACGAACCCCAGTTGATCAGGGCGTCGGCACCGGTGATCAGGCCGGCCAGGCGGGCGATACGCCGCTTGACCAGCTCGCGGGTTTCGATGGCTGCGCCGTAGGTGCGGCGGTAGTGGGCCCAGGGCAGCATGTTGGCGAGCATGACGCGCATGCTGCCGGCGCCGCCGGAGCAAACCGCCAGGCGGCCGAGGTTCAGGCCGTGGTAGCCGATGGTGAGGCCATCGCCGACGGCTGGCTTGAGCAGGTTTTCCTTCGGCACGCGCAGGTTCTTGAAACGCATGCCGTTGTTGTGGGCGTGCCGCAGCGCGTACAGGCCGTAGGGCACCATCTGGAAGTTTTCGTTCTCCTGCTCGGGCAGGTCGACGATCAGCACAGCGGGCTTGCCGTCGATCAGCAGCACCACGCCAGCCGTGCGGCCGGGGATGACGTTGGTGATGAAGAGCTTTTCACCGTTAACCACCCACGAATCGCCATCGAGCGTCGCCGTCGTCCGCAGCGCCGTCAGGTCAGAGCCAGCGCCCGGTTCGGTCAGAGCGAAGCCGGACAGGCGTTCGCCGCTGGCCAGGCGGGGCAGGAATTTCTGCTTTTGTTCGGCGTTGCCGAAGGTGCGGACGGGGTCAACCGCGCCGATGCAGCCGTGGACCGATGCCAGGCCCGCGACCATGGAGTCCTGGGTAGCCAGTCGCGTCAGGAAGTTCGTGAAGCGCTGGAACGGAGCACCCTGGCCGCCGTACTTGGACTCAATCAGCATGCCCCAGTAGCCAGCCGTGCCGAGTTCCTTGAGGGTATCGTCGGAGACCTTGCCCTTGTCGTTGTAAAGCGTGCCGGCTTCGCGGCGGCGCTTGACGACGTCGTACGAGGCCTGCATCGAGCGGTCGCAGGCGTGGGAGGCGGGCAGCGGTGGGGGGTTGAACAGCGCCAGCGGCACCTTGCCGTCCCAGACAGCCTTGTGGATCGGGCTGTTGGACGTCTGGTACTGGGGCTTGAACATCGACTCGAC